TCACGCGCGTCACGGGCGGCACGGGCGTCACTGGCGGCAAGGGCGTCACGAGCGTCACGAGCGTCACGGGCGGCACGGGCGATTTCCACAATCGTTCGTTGGAGATCAGGATAGTCAGATAGTTTCCAACCTCTCTCGATTCTAACAATCTCGCGCTCGATTTTGAGCGCGGCGCAATATCCCGCCAGCGCTATTTTCACGGCAGAGTCGTCGATCTCACCCGGAAAAACGCACGCTGCTTTATATTTCTCAATATCAAACATGGCAGTTCCTCAATCCTGGCTGGCGCGGGTGGTTTCAGCAAAAGGGTCAAACTCTCGACCCGTTCGGAACTCGTACATTCCGGGCTGTAACGCGATGCTCGGATGTGTGTCGCACTCGCGCAGGTGATCAAGCCGCGTCATCTTGATCACATCGAGTAGCGCCGTGAATTGATCGATCCGCGTGAGCGTCGCGCATTCGGCGTCAACGACATGATGGTGGCCCGTTTCGGAATGGCCGACGATCAGTTTTCCATCAACGGGCTCAACGCGGATTCCGATGTTATTTGGGGCTCTCTTCAACTTCGTGATCGTAAGCTCGCCCTGGGCGGCAACCGTCTCGAATTGTAGAATTTTCATTATTTTCTCCTGGGCGGTGGGTTACACATAAATCTGCGTATCGATCTCTTTTAGCGGGTGCTCGATGGGCTCCTCAGCCAGCTTCTCATGCGCTTCGCTCATTTCGGCTCCTTGGTTGTGGAGAGAGCGGCGCGGACAGTATCAGCAGCCTTGACGTGCCCGGAAAATGCGTTGGGGCCGTCGTCCTTGGCCATCGATTTAGGCAAGTACGGCAGGATGCATTCAAGCGCCTTCCGCAGAACCTCATTCTTGGCGCGCAGGGCGGCGATCTCAGCAATCGCACGATCCATCGTCTTGCAGGCTTCGTCTATATTGGTCATAGGCCGGGCTCCTTGGGGGTTGGGGGCAGCGGGAGGGGTTGCCAATGGGTTGGGTTCGGGACGCCAGATGCGCGGCCACCGGCAACCACCTGACCGTCTCGCCACATCCCTCCCGACCACACGGCCCACCTAATGCTTCCCGTCCTGTCGCACGCGATTAGTACGGGCTCGCCATCCTTCGGCGCGGTCTCTATCGGCCTCCACTCCCCCGCCTTGGTCGCGGAGGGAAGCGGGAGGGCTCGGATGGCGGCGGCCATATTCTCAGCGTCCTCTTCTATCTGTTGGCATCGGCAATCTTGGCCGCGAGATTCTAAGGAACATTCCGCCACGCCTGTTTCCGGGTCGGCACCACCCATTCTGTCGCAATTGCTGAACGCATAATTCGCGCGCCGGTCCGCCACCTTCGCCGCCGCCTCCCGCATAGCCTCAGACGCCTTGTGATGTTTCATCACTCCCCTCCCTTGCTCTTCGCCGCCGCGATATAGGCGAGGGCGTCCTTCAATCCAGCAAGCCTGCCAAACCAACACAGATAGTTGATCCCGCCCATCGGCGCGTGTTTAGCACATTGAATTTCCGCTTCGGTTATCTTAGCCTGCACCGCTGCGGCCAATGAGGCCAACACGTCGCGAAGCACTTCACTCGCGTCCGCCCTCGCGGCCCGCGCCGCCTCGGTTACGCCGCCGGCCTCGGGAAATTCATCAGGCGAGTACCCGGACGGCCCAGGGCTCGGGTATTGATGATACGGAACGAGCTTCCAACCGACTTTCGCTAGATTCTCAATGGCGACGCCAGCGCGCTCGTTCCCGAACCCCTTCTCCGATATCGCCAAAACCAGCGCATCCCTAGCTGTCACCGCCTTCTCAAATTCGTTCATGCTACCTCTCTTAATGATTTACAGGGGGTGGAGTTAGGCGAGTTCGACCTTCCGGTGTCCGATAATCGGCAAGTCTCGCAATAGGCACTCGGGGACAAACATCAATTGATGCGTTTCCCACTCGCCAGTTCTCGCGGGGATGAGATTTAGCCCCTCAATTTCGACCACGCTTTCGTGGCCGACCGCGCCAAGATGGACGCCGCGAACCACCCAGTCGTGTATGACGTGGGGAAATCGCTTGCACTGCCACCTAATGATGTCGCCGGGTTTCATCGCGCCTCTCCTAATGATTTACGGGGTGGGGGTTATGTGGCCTTGGCGATGGCGGCGCGGTTCAAATCCGCACGGATCAAAATGTCATAGACCGCGCCACTGTCTTTCATGCGGATCAATCGCAATTCTTCTGACGCTCGTTCGATTAGCGCCAATGCTTCGTCCCGCTCGCGGGTCAGGCGGGCGTTCGCATCATGCTACCTTTCCAATCTCTCGATTGATCGACTGCACCATCTGCACCAAGAACAGCTTCTCGCCCGCGCTGTCGGCCTCGGCTAACTCGCGCTCGAATGTCGGTAGGGCGGCGCGTAGCAGGCGTCGCGCTTCGTCGCGTTTGGCTGTCATGATCCAAAGGAGTAACCCCGTTTTGGCGTGCGCTTCGACCTCGACACGGAGCACCGCCTCCGATCTTTCCGCGCGGGCTAGGAGGGCAGCGAGCAATTTCGCATCGAACCCCGCCCCGTCGTCGGCGTAGTCGGTTTCGAGACGCCTGATGCGCGCCCGCACGGCTTCGGATGTGGCGTCAACTGCCTCTGTCATCTCGCTTGCTCCTTGGCGGCTTCCTCGGCATAGGCGCGGCGCGTTTCTTCACCGTAATTAGGTGGGTCGTCGACGGCTCCAAAGTGGCCGGACATCCAGACAAGGCACGTCTGGCGGCCGGACGTGTAGCGGCCATTAAGCGGTCTCGGTTTCACTGAGACACATAGCCTCAACCGGATGGCCGCCGATCGTTCGCGCTATCATCTCGCTCCAAAAGCGGCAACCTCTACAATCTCGCGTTTCGCCGTACGTTCTGTCAGTCATTGGAGTCCCCGATTTCGGCGACCTTTGACACAATCATATCGTCTGCCTCGGGTAGCCTAAGCAGGCGCTTCTCCAATTCTCCCAGGTCCACAATCGGCGTCTTGTCGCCGGTCAAGGCGTGCAGCAGGCCTTCACGAGACGCCTGCACACGCGCCGCATAGGCGTCGTGCAGTTTCAGGGCGCCTTCGTTGAAGTCAACCTGCGCCTCTCGCACTTCGGCTAGATGTTTCTCATAAATATTCACTTCGCTCTCCTTCGTTTGATCTCGTCAATGTGCTGGCCGATCTCGGCGAGCATGAAACCTTGCCAGCGTAGAGCGTGGATCAGTGAAGGATCGTCGTTCGGCAGGTTCGCCGGCAGGCTCTCCAACATCGCGTCTAGCATGACCTCGTGCGGCGAGCGCACGTAGACCTCATCACCCTGCATTGTCGCCCCCTTCGGCCGCGCTGGCCTCGATCTTTGCCTTCCACGCGCCGAACTGCGCCTTGCCGCCTAGCGCGTCCCGCTCGGCCGGCGTCAACCTCTTCCAGATCGCGTTGAGCGGCTCCGGCGTCGACATGGTGAGGGCTAAATCGACATCGGCCCGTGCGCGGGCGAGCACGGCGGGATCGGGGGCGGCCGGGGCGTCTCCAAGCGCCCACGCGGCCAAGCGGCGGCCGGCTTCGACGTTGACTTGGCGATCAAGCGGCAAGAAAGCCGCGTGCTGATCTTGCAGCTTCACCGGCACCGGATAACCAGGATTCTGCGGCGTGAGAATCAGCGAAAGGGTAAGTTCGTAGGGAAGGCGGCGCTCACAGATCGGGGACCAACGCTCGTTTGGCGGCAAGTCCTTCGCTTGAATGATTACGGTTTTCGTGCGCCCGCGATCATCCGTTACCTTCTCGATCCGCATCTTCTCGTCGGCGCGAAAGCACAGGATCAGGTGAGCCCGGCATTGAAGCAACCGGCTCACGAATTTTTTGTTGAGCGTTTTTGGCTCGCGCCACGCGCCGACGCTTAGCCGGTCGCGCGTTTTGTCCTCATCGAATTGCCAACTTCCGTTGTGCGATTTGCGCGCCGCCTCGACTTGTTCGTTCAGGATGGCGTCGTGCATGTCGTGAAGGCCGCCCTCGCCCTCCCAACTGTGCGACGCTGAATCAATGACGATGACAGCCGCGCCAGCCTGCTCGGCGCGGTCGATGGCTTTCAGATAACGGTCCGGCGAAAACGGCGGCTTCATGTCGCCGTGCACAAATATGTATTCGGAAGCGTAGTGCTTCATTCTGCCTGCTTCGGTGTCAATTCCGAAGATTCTGCCGCCGTCCGCAAGGCCGGTCGCCAGCTCTAGCGCGCTCTTGGTCTTCCCGGAACCGGACGCGCCGGCCATGCCTATCAGCAACGCGACGTTCTCGCGCCTGGCCTCTGTAAAGGTGATTTCGTCGTCCATCAGTACCTCTCGTCTTTCATGCGGTCGCACCAAGAGTCAGGGTCCGGCCCGTCGTCGAAATCGGCGCTACGGTACAGATCGTCCTCATCGACATTGGCGAGGATCAGCTCGGCAAGCGCGGGCGGGCAGTCCATGAACGTCTCTTTCTTGACTCGCTTCGGAACGCCACCCGGCTCGTCAACAACCTCGTAGGCCCATTCGTGCGCCAAACCTTCGACGCCGATCACTTCGACCTCGCCGCCCTCCGCCGGATCATCCCACGTCGCCGGAACAACCGGCGTCGCGGTGAACTCGATGGTCGCCACCAACTCGAAGCTGTTGCCGCAGAGCAGGACTTCGAGCGTGATGTCGTGAAAGAAGGTGCGGGGCATTATCCTGCCCTCAACACATTTGGATCGATCGGACCCTGAACGAAGCCGTCCTTTTCTTCGCGCTCAAGCCACCGCGTTTCAGCGAAGCTCGGATATGGCACGGTAGGCGAGCAATGCTCCAAATGTGGCCAACGCCCACTCGCCAAGCACTTCTGCCAGACGCCTAGCGCGTTGCCCATTTTGCGCCGGCCCATTTCGAGCGTGGTGGCGTCGGCCTCAACGATCCGCACGCCGAACGGTTCATCTTTTTCCACCATGATCCAACGATACTTGAGCCGTCCTGCCCATTCGGGAAAGACCAGTTCAGCGACGCGAAGGTAGAACGCGGCGCGCAGATCGTAGCTTAGGTCGGCGATGTGGTGGCCCAGCGTGTAATCGTTTGCGAGGTTGATCCCCGAAATCTTGAAGTCGGAAATCCATGGCGGGTTCCACGAATCCATCATCGCGCGCAGCATCACACCGCGATCCTCGGCGATGAAAACCGCCTCCTGCGCGCCAAGGTCGATCTTGCGGGCGGCCAACGTCTCGTGAACGCTGGCGACGATCTCATTCACCGCATCGGCTTGATGCTCAAGCAGAGGCACGACGCCGGCCGCGCGCATCTTGTTGCGCTCGGTCTGCGCCGCCTCCTTCCGGTAGTCGGTGAAGCCGGGAATCACGCGCACGCGCTCGCCTCCCGACGACAGGAAGTCGTGAACGGCCGTTCCAAGGTCGAAACGGTCGTCGTGTTCCACGACGAACGCAGGGTTGAGCTTGGGATGGCTCAACCATGCCTTCTTGGGCGTCTCGTCGATCAGCACCTTGGCGATCGACGAGGACAGCGACGGCTCTACGCACGGGTCCGCGTGATATTCGTGCGCGGGCACGTTAGGCCAGAAGCCGGGGCCAAGGGGCGCGATGAGGCCTCTCATTTTGCAGCCTCCTTGCTCGCAAGAGCCGGCGTCTCCTTCGCCTTCCTCGGCCTCGGCTTGCCGGTGTTGGCGCGCGGGAAAGCGCGAAGGTAGACCTCGCGCAGCGCGTCTCGTAGGGCGGGGTATTTGGTCGGCGAAGCGACGAGCTTCTCAAAATCCAATGAAATCGCCTGCCCCAGCACGCCGTAATGCAACGCGAACGCATGGGTTTTCGCCGCGTCTACGCTCTCGTGCTCAACGCCATCTGGCGTGCGGTATTTGACTGTTTTTTCAAACGCCATTGTTGCTGTCCTCGGATTGCGCGGGTTCCGCCGCGCTCGGATTGGTGGGTTCGCCGAAAATATGGTTGATTGCTTCGGCGAGCATTTGGAATTTCCCGAGCGATTCCGGCTCGAAATGGATAGTGATGCGGTCTGGACCCGCCGATGGCGGTCCGTATTTCCTCGCCCATTTTGGTTCTTTTCCGAAGAACCAAAGATCGACCCAAACATGTTTGTCATATTCGTTCATCTCGGCGACGACCCTCGCGGCGTCGTATATGCTCGGGTAGCTGATAGACATGTGCAATCCCTCGTTTTTCTGTTTCGGAAAATACGCCACGCGGATTATCAAGTCAACCCTTTACACGCATAATCTTTTCGTGTACGGGGGGTAAATGACGCTTTCTGATTTCATCGAACAAGAGCGGCTGACAGAGGCCGACTTGGCCCGCGTTGTGGGCTGTTCGCAGTCCACGATCAACCGGGTGAAACTGGGTGGTTGCGCGCCGTCTATGAGGCTGGCGACGCGGATCATGAAGGCGACGGGCGGCAAGGTCACTCCCAACGATTTCGCGGGCATATCAAGCGCGCCCAAGCGCGATCGCACATGAATACGCGGCGCGATGACTGATTACGTCGAGTTTGTCGTGTTTGGTCCGCCAGTGCCGTTTGCGCGCGCTGGCGGCGGATCCACGCGGCGGCGGTTCACTCCGCCGAAACAGCGCGATTACATGCTTCAGGTGCGTGCGGTCGCCTACGCGAAAATGCTGGAATTGAGCGCCACGCCGCTCGAAGGACCGTTGCGCCTAACCGTCGATTGCGTGTTTGAGTATCCAGCCTCGTGGCCGAAGAAGAAGGTAGCGGCGACACACTGGCACACCGCGAAGCCTGACTACGACAACCTCGCCAAGCTCGTCGGCGACTGCATCGGCAAGAACGAATCGCTGGCGTCACACGACCGATTGCCGCTCGCTATCGTGTTCGGCGACGACGCGCAGATTGCGGACGGGCGCGCGACCAAGCGATATGGCGGCCCAGCGCGGCTCGTGGTGCGAGTGGAGAGGCTCTCCTAACCGACTATCCACAGCCTGAGTAGTTTCCGCAGATCACGTTTTCGTGATGAGCGGAACCCGCTTGACGAAAACGCAAATCGGGTGGAGAAAGGGCGGGCCGGGGAGCGTGCACCCGCTCGACCCGGCCCTTTGGAAACCGGAAGGACGAGTTCCGATGTCACAGTCTGGCTATAGCGGCATTGCTGCCGCCGATCAAGTTTATTCTCCGCGCAGTCCACAGACCCCACAGAATTGCAAGAGACAACGCGCCTCATCGGGAGGCTTGTCCAGTCACATTCCCGCGCGTTCACGAACCGTTGAACTTCGCCAGAATCCCAACAGCCACCGGAATTACGCGCCCGAGCGCGGCGAGCAGATCAAATCCGAATACCACGCCGCGCCGGTGACGCTGCCGAAGCTCAACTGGCCGAGCGCGCGCCACAGGACTGAGGACCGACGATGAGGGCCTCCCGTAAGCGGCAAATTCTGCCCCCGGGCGATGAGCCGATCACTCCCGCCGACCTGATCGAACGGACCAAGGCGTGCGAGCGCCGCCGCGCTTGGTTCGCCCGTCGCCGGTCCAAGGCCGCCGAATCCTACCTGCATCCCAAGCGGGAGAGCCGCCGATGACCGAGGAAAGAGCCAAGAACGCCGTCCTAATCAACGTTGACGAAATGGCCGTACTCATCGTCGAGGCGTTAACAGCCACGATTCGCAAGCCCGGAATTGAGCCCACGCAGCTCATGGCTGATCTCGCGTGCGATCCGCGTTTCACCATGCTGGCGGCCGGCTCCAAGAACGCCGCGCTAAACATCGCCGCCTATATCAAGCTGTCGGCCGACACCGCGATGGCGTTGAAAAATCTGGGGGCGATATGAGCGCGCGGCCCATCTCTCTCGCCCAACAGGCCAACGCCGTGCGCACCGTCGCCCGGCGCGAGTGCCTCAAGGCCATCAAGATGCGCGAAAGCGAGACCGACATGCTCATGGCGCACCTGCGGGCCGCCGCCGATACTCTCAACGATCTCGCGGACAAAGAATGTCGTGATCGGACAGCCAAAGCGCCGGTGAGCCGCGCATGACCGACAGGCCCGAACCTTCGCACTGCGACCTGTGCGGGGCCGTCACGAAATGCAGCGTCGCCCTGCTTCGAGAGCCGTGGAGCGACGCCCGCGTCACCGTGCGGGCCTGCAACGCCTGTTCCGCGCGCGCCTGGCGCACGATCGACCATCCCGCTCCGGTCCAGATCGTCGTGCCGGCCGGAACACCGTTGATTGCGCCGTTGGCGGTGCGGAGAGAGGAGAAGGCGCGCACATGACGCCCGGCGATCTTGCATCAGCCCTCGCCGCGGCAGGCGCGCCTCCAGAAGCGATAAAGATCGCGCTCGACGCTTTCACCGAGGCGCTCGCCTGCCGGAAAGAAAAACTATCCCGTCAGGAGCAGAACCGGCGCGCTTACTCGCGCTTAAAAACGCTGAAATCAACTACTGAAAACGCTGAATCCGCGCTGAAAAACGCTGAATCTTCTACTGAAAACCTACTGAAAAACGCTGAAAACAGCCCCTCGCGTATACGCGCGCCCGGTCTTCTTGGTGAAGAATTTAGAAGTAATATACCCCAAGAGACTACGTCTCTTACCCCTAAAATCAAAACCGCTCGCCAAAAGGCTCGCCGACCGATAGCCCCTTCCGAACAGCCAAACGATCAGGATTGCGTCGTCGCCAGCCACCTGCCGAGAGAAATTTTCCGCCGCGAGTGGCGGAAATTCCGCGATCACCACATCGCCAAAGGTTCGCTGATGGCCGATTGGCGCGCTGCTTGGCGAACATGGGTCGGCAACATTGACCAATTCGCCCGCGCCGGCCCGCCGACCACGCGCAACGGCAAGCCCTCGATCCAAGACGTAGCCCGGAGACTGTGCGATGAGTTCAACAACAATCCTGACAACGACGTGTTCCGCCGAGAAGGCGACGAAGTTCGCGACGGTGCTTTTCGGATGCTATCGTAGGGGCGACGCGGAAGACCCTGAGGTCTATTTGCGCGCCGCCGTCGCCGTGCTGCGCGGTTATCCCGAACCCATCGTCAAGGCCGTCTGTGACCCGGTAGGCGGACTTCCTTCCCGGTCGCAATTCCTTCCCACGATCTATGAGATCGGCAGCGAGTGCGAGCGCCGCATGAAGCCGTTGCGCGACCAGCAGGCCCGGCTGCGCCGTGAGGCGACCGAGGAGAAGCCGCGCGATATCGGACCCGAAGAAGCAGCCCGGCGTAGGGAATTTATCGCGGACTGTCGGCAGAAGCAGGCTGTGCTGATCGCTCACGCGGCGTCCGGTGAGCCGGGCAATAAGCTGCACGAGATGGACATTCGCAAGATGAAGGGCGAGATGCGGGAATTGGCTGTAAGGGCCAGCGAAGCCCACATAGCCGACATGGCCGAGCAATACGCTGGCGCACCCGTCCGCGCATCCTCGCGCCTCCTAGCCATCCTCGGCTACGACGCGCCGCGCGCGGAGGCGATCGGCGACGAGGACGCGGAGATTGATTTTTGACAAACCCAGCCATGCAGCATTTGACCAGACACGAGCGCCGCGACTTGCTCGATAGGGAGGCGCGCCGTCGGAAATCTGGCGTCTGGGGCGATTGGGAGATTATTGAACTTCCGAACGGCGTATTCAGTGGAAAGGGATGGCCTAGCGAAGTGCGACAGATTCGGAAAAATCACGTTTTTTCGCTGCTTGTCCGTCCGCTTCGAGACGGTAATGCGCATCTCGCTATTTCGTCTTTGTCCGGCGTTCGACCTTCTTGGCGCGAGATGCAGCGGATAAAAAACGAAATCCTCGGCGAGCAGGCTGTCGCTATCGAGATTTACCCGCCCGCGGCCGAAATGGTTGACGAGGCCGATATGTTCCACATTTGGGGTGGTCTGGTCTTGCCGCCTGACTTCACGATCTTCTCACGCGGAGATTGATTTTTAAGGAGGTTCGCCAATCCGGTTTAGAGGCGGGGGGCGCGTAACACACGCCCTGGAACACAAATATCACCGGATGCGGCGGTGTGGGCCTCATCGCTGCCCACAGCCGCCGCGCTTGTTTCAGAACAACGGCTCGATCCCATATTCGATCGCCGCGCAGGCCAGCCCGAGCTTCCGCCACGAGGCCTCGGAGATGACGGATTGTCGAGGAGGCATGTTGCGCCGCTCGCCGCGCTCGAAGTTGACAATACCCGATTCGCTGAATCCCGTGAGTTCGGCGAGGTCGCGGCGGGTCAGCCCCTTTGACTTCCTCCATGCGTGGAGGAGGACGTGACGCGTCATAGGCGCGGCGAGGGCTTCGGTGGGCAGGATTTCGGGCTGGGTCATGGCGCTTCCCCTTCGACTTTGGCGACGGCCTCGTGTTCGAACGCGGCTTTAACCAGCGCGTCGCCCTCAGCTATCGAGGATTCCTCAAGATCGACGTTCGGCCAGACGGTCATCCGCTTTGACCCTTTGTAATCCGGTACAGGACGTCCTTCGGCTTTAGCTATGGCTATAGCCACAAGGCTTTCGGAATGAGAGCAAAGCGTGATGCGTTGGGCGAATGAGCCGAGCCCGTGATGTTCGGCGTAGCCCCATGCGTAGGCGGCGCGACACGCCGCCAGCAGATCGGGTGCGGAGGCGATCAGGCAGGCGTTGGCGAGCGCGGTTTCCGTTGTCGGCTCATTATCCTCGCCGTGGCGTTTCCAGCCTCGGCAAAGCTGAACGTCGGCGACGGGATAGCCCATGCCGTAGCTACTATCGTCATGGCGGTTGCATTTGCCCCAAACGAGAGTCGTGTTGACCTCTTGACGCCACGGCCCCGGCGTATGCGCGGCGCTCACGATAGCGCCTCCAGCATGGCGTAGAGCGCGGCGACGACGCCGAAGGCTCCGAGCGCGCACCAGACGAGCTGGACGACCTCGAAGGCGAGCACGGCGACGAAGACGTGGGTGGTTTTGCGCGGCGGTTCCTGGGCGAAGGTGAAGGGGAGTTTGGACATTCGCGGTTCTCCTTGGTTATCGGCTCTGGTCGCCGCACAAGCCCGCGTGTAGTGGCGTCGCGGGCTTGGTCTGCGATCAGTCTTTGACTACGACGACGGGCTTGCCATAAAGCGAGCCGGCCTTGATAGCGGCCTCGGCGGTTTCGACGGGCAGCGCCAACCAGCGCATCGCGGTCCCGAAATAGTGAGCGATGCGCTTGCCGCTAACCGTGGTGTCGATCTTGATTTTGATGGCCATGCGCGATGTCCTTTCAGTCGTTGAGTTTGGGGAGCCACGCGCCTGCGATGCGGGCGGCGAGGGTGACGGCTTCGTCGGGGAAGTACTGCGGGAAGGTCAAGGCGACGGCGCTCCATGCGACGTCCTCCTCGAACCAGCTTTCCGATCCTGACCACTTGGCGGCGTAGGCGCGCTACGGGGCGGGGATTTGGGCGAGCAGCTCGTCGCTGACGAACATGCCGCCGTGCGATCCCGTTTCGTGGTGGATAATGCCGGGCGCGATCTCGGAGCGCGACTGTGAGCGTCCCCAAGGCGTGTGGGAGGGATCGACGGGCCAGCGGTAGTAGTGGCCTCCGGCGAGCACGAAGTCTCCGGGGCGGTATTTGCGTTCGTCATTGCGGGGTTCGGTCATGTCAAGCTCCATTGTTCGGCCATCGCGGCTGCGAGGCCTTCGTAGGTTCGTGCGCGGTCTATTGCGCGGGTGCTGGACGGGCCGAGGCGGTTGCGGCGGGTTAGATGGATGCTTCCTCTTCGCCGTTATCGCCTGACAGTTGCGAGACTGACAGGTTGCGAGCAGGGCGTCAAGAGGGTGTTAGGCGGGAAGTTGTCGAATTGACAAAAATGTGATCAGGATTGCAGGCCTTGGCCGCGATGGATGCGGGCGAGCGCCTCGTTGATCTGTTCGCCGAGATCGTCGGCGACGCGCGCGGGAAACCTTGCGCTAGCGACGCCAGCGATGTCGCCTTCTCCATCCAGTCCGACCACGATGGCGTTAGGATATCCGTGCTTGGCGCAATAGGCTCTAAGGGCGTCGACAATACCGAGGTCGTCGTCGCGTCTTCTCACGCCGCTGATCATTAGGGTTTGCCGGCGAGGCCGCAGTGGCCTTTATCGCGCCCGCCCCAGCGCCAGGCCATGCAGTCAGACGCGATACAGCGGCGCGGGGCTGGGTTTAGGTCGGCGGTCAAATGATGCTCGGACATTTCACCCAAGCGATTAAAGGATTGCCCTGCGTATATAGCGCGCGTTTGCGGACACCATTTCTCGCGAGCTTCAATCTCGGTCATCGTCAACTCCATCAGTAGGGCGGTTTGTCGTCGCGCTGGCCTCACGCAGGATGCGGTCTAGGATTCCGCGACGTTGTTTGGCGGTTGGAGATGGTCGGTAACGCGCTCCCGACCGAGACATCACGCTCAAGCGATTATCGAACTCGTGCGAAACGTGGATTGCGCGCTGCTCGTCCCAATTAATCGTCTTGATTTTCCGCCTTATGGTCTGTCGGCTGACGCCGCCGAGCCGCGCCGCCTCACCTTGGGTAAGCTGCCCAGATCGGCACATGGCGATAGCCACGGCGGACTTCAAATGCTCCTCGTCCGAATATGTCCGCATCGTCATTCCGTCGATCCTCGATCTATCTTGGCCAGTCGGCGCGCGATCACCTTCTCGGCGTAAGCGTCATTGGCGACCTTCCAATTGAACTCCACAGGAGTCTGGCGCGCCACTTGACGCCATGTCACGCCAATGGCCGACGCCGCCTGCACCGCGCTAATCCGGCCCTGCCAATACAGGCGCATCACAGCCTGCCGCCTCCGGCCACGAAGCGCGGATCGTTGCCCCGCCATCAATCATAGATGGCACATTAACGCGCCACGAGCAATGTATCACCCACATATCATCAACACCTCAAAATAGGTCAGTGAAGCTGACCAACCTGTAAGGGCAGTCCCGCTGATCGTTACTGGTTGATGGAAAACTCCCGCAAACCCCATCTTTTTGTAAAGGGAAACCCTCGCGCGCGGCTTACATTCACAGCACCATCCGATATAACCGACGAACCGCCCCATCCCAGGACACCACGAATGGCCGCCCCTTCTCGCAAAACCAAGCGCGTCGCTCACAACCCGCCAAAGCTCTCGCCCGCTCAAGCCGCTGCAAACCAGTCCCTCGCCGAACTCGACGCCAAACGCGCCTCGTTCAATAGCCACTTCGAACCCTACACCCCGACCCTCCCAGCGACCGCGCTCCGCCGCATCGGCGCTCCCCCGAAATACACGCCTGAACTCGCCGACAAGTTCCTCGAACTCTCCGCGCTCGGACACACCGTCGGAGCCATCGCAGCCGTCCTCGGAGTGACAAGGGAGACGATTAGTAAATGGTCTTCTTCTCACCGTGAATTCGCTGAGGCCCACGCACGCGGCAAAGGCGCTCGTCAGTTCATGTACGAGAGCCACTTGATCGACATCGTGCGACGCGGTGGAGACTCGACGCGCATGTCAGCGATCAAGCTCGGGCTGCTCAACGTCGGCGGCGAGGACTGGAAGGAGCGGCTCACGGCGGAGCACAACGTGACGTTCAACCTCGGCGACCTAATCAAGCAGTCGATGGCGCTCGACGGGAAGGTGATCGAGGGTCAACTGATCGAACAGGATAAATCGGACGAAACGTGACACTGGACCTCGGTCTATTGCCGGGTTCAACATCTAGTGGGTTGATCGCCGATCACACCCGCGCGAGGCCAGCCGGTCGGCTCTCGACCCGATCAGTCCCCCGCCCCTTCGATCCTTGGCCGAGGCACGTCCATATGGGCGAGTTGGGGGTTCGGGGTGGGCATCGCCCCGTCCGCGATATACACACCCCCCACATCTTTCCCAGAATTTTTTGGGGGGATTTTTTGGAGATGGTTTCATGGGTGGCAAGATAATTGGGTTTCGCGGCCAGAAGGTTCCGACGGCGACCGGGGCTGATCCTGAGATTGTTCGATGGCTGGAAGATGCGTTGGAACAGGCTCGGCGTGGAGAGATTGAGGCGCTGCTGGCTGTGACGGTGCATGGCAACGATCTTGTTCGGCGAATTTATCATTGACCCCGATGAGATTTGGCGCACCATGATCGACGCCGCCCTGCGCTGACTTGCCCACGCCCGCTATCTGGATTATGTGTATGGCGGATGCGCGGCATTGGGAATGAGCTTGCTTTACCGCCGTAGAGCAGGTTGTCGGTTCGACCCCGGCCCGAGCGTCTAACCATTTCGGAGACCCTAAAATGAACGCTTACCAGACAGGAACGGCCGACAAACGCTTTGTGCTGAACGGCGACGATTACCGGCAAATGCCGCCGGCCGACGTTCGCCCATCGGTCGACGAGAACAGCCTGTCCTATCACGCGCTGGCGCTCGCTGAATTGGTGAAGCGCGCCGAGGAGCGGCTCGAAGGACTGCGCTCGTTGGCCGATTTTGTGGCCGGCGGCGAGCCGACCGGCAACGGGGGCGCGATTGGTGGCCCGAAAGCGGTTGCGCTCGGTCTCGGCATGGAAATGTGCGAGCGGATCATGATGCTCGAACAGCGGTTGAACGCAATGGCGCACGAGTTCGGACGCCTTGACCGCGCAATTCGCGGCTGACCACGGAGACCACGCGATGAATTACGTCGAGCTGCCCGTCGTCGAGCCGCCTGTGTTCGTGCGCGCGGTCGCGACCGTTTTGAACCCGCGCGCGATCATCAATGGGTTACTGTTCTCAGCGCCGTTTTGGGCGCTGATTTTTGCCGTGGCATGGGGTTTGCTGCGGTGACGGATTTTCCCGCCCGCGACCCACATGCCCTTGCACGCCGCATCGGCTTCTTGGCGCGCGAGTCCGTTGCGGAATGGACGCTGCGTTTTCACCGCGAGCGTGGCCTGCCCGAACCGTCACCCGCCCAATTGGCCGATATCATTGAGCTTGGCCGGCAGGACGAGGCGACGGCGCACCAATAGACAAATTATCGCATATTTTGTGTTGACTTTTGCATGTCTTGATTTGATAACGGGGGTATGAGCGAGCCCCTCGACCCCACGGTTTCCCTATTGAGCGCCGCCGGCAAGCCTCGTCCTATTAAGGACGTCGAGCGCGACGTCATCATGTTTGCGCTCAAATTCTACAACTTCGGCGTCGACCGCGCTTGCTACGAGATCGGGCTGTCAAGGCCGGTGTTCTACGCCCGGCTGCGCCAATACGGCGTGAACGTCCGCGCCGCGCGCAAGGAGTCGCAGAAATGACCGGAAAACTCGTTGGGTACGCTCGCGTTTCGACAGATTCTCAAAACGCCGGCCTAGAAGAACAAATCCGAGACCTGACGGCCGCCCATTGTGATATTATTTACAACGAGGAAGTCTCGTCAGTCGCTGATCGACCCGAATTTGCCGCCGCGCTCGCCGAATTGCAGCCCGGCGACACTCTCGTCGTCACCAAAATGGATCGGCTGGCCCGTTCGATCCTAGATTTGCTGCATCTTGTGGAAAACTTCAACAAAAAGGGCTTTGCTTTGCGGGTTCTCAACCTCGGCGGCGACACCGTGGACACGAGGTCGGCGACTGGACGCCTGATGCTGTCCATGTTGGCGTCTTTCGCGCAGTTCGAGCGCGAAATGATGCTGGAAAGGCAAAAATGCGGCATTGCCAAAGCCCGCGCGGAGGGCAAATATCGCGGCAGACGCCCGTCGGCGATGTTGCAGGCCGATCGCATCATCGAATTGCATGAGCGCGGCTGGCGCAAGTCGGCGACGGCGAAGGAATTGGGGATTTCCGTGCGGTCGGTGATCCGCGTGCTCGAATCCAAGGGGGTTGGCCGTGGTCGCATTCTGGTTCGCAAGCCTGTTGGCGGCTTTTCTTGCCGGAAGGGCGCTCCGCTTGAGATCAGAGCGGAAGGGTGACGCCATGCCGCGCGCGGCGATCCGCGACATCGGCCGCCATCTTGTCGAAGGGGAAAAGCCGTGAACCGAAAGCAATATACGCTGCCGGAAGAACTGATGACGCCAGCGCAAGCCGCGCACACCCTGCGCGTCATGGGCGGTGACAAGATCAGGCGCGGTCTGGCTCTGGAAATCGCCGCTGTTATCGACCGGCTCGCCGCGCGGGACGATCGCTCCAAAAGACCGGTTCTCGCCGCCCCGGCCGCGCCAACGCCCTGATCGGCCATTTGACGCCGCGCCAGCCATTCGGCTAACTGCGCGGCTATGACGCCATCCGAGGCCAAAGAGTTCGCCGGCCATCTCGCGCGTTGGCGCGCCGCGCCGCGGATGATGGTCCGCGAATTGTTCGGCGTCACGCCTGACAAGTGGCAGGACGAGGCGCTCGCTCTATTCCCAAAATCGCCGCGCCTAGCCTTGAGGGCCTGCAAGGGGCCAGGAAAAACCACAGTCCTCGCGTGGATAGGCTGGAATTACCTGCTGACGCGGCGAAACTCGAACATCGGCGCGCTTTCCATCACCGTCCAGAACCTTGCCGACGGCCTGTGGAAAGAAATGGCGAAATGGCAGGAAAAGTCGCCCCTGCTCAAGCAGGGGTTCACTTGGACGAAAACCCGCATTTTCGCCAACGAGGCTCCGGCGACGTGGTTCATGTCGGCGAAGTCATGGCCGAAGTCGGCCTCGACCGAGGAACAGGCCAAGGCGCTCGCCGGCTTCCACGCCGATTACGTGCTGTTCCTGATCGACGAATCCGGCGGCATGACCGACGCCGTGATGGTTTCCGCCGAGGCCGCGTTCGCCGGCACGCTCGAATGCCATATCGTGCAGGCCGGAAACCCGACGCAGCTCGCCGGGCCACTCTATCGCGCATGCACGTCGGCGGCGCATCTATGGAACGTCATCACGATCACCGGAGACCCTGACGACCCGAAGAGGTCGCCGCGCATCCCCATTGAGTACGCGCGCGAGCAAATCCGCCAGTGGGGTCGTGACAACAATTGGGTGAAGTCCGACATCTTCGGAGAATTCCCCTCCTCGTCGATTGACAGTCTGATTGGCCAGGAGGACGTCGAGGCCGCCATGCGGCGATATTACCGTGAGCACGAGATAGGCCGCGTCCCAAAGATCATGGGGATCGACGTCGCCCGATTCGGCAACGACTCGTGCTCGATGGCCTTCCGCCAAGGCATCCAGATGTTTCCGTTCCAGAAGCGTCGCGGCATCGACTCGCTGCAAGGCGCGTCCTGGGTCAATCGCGAATGGCTACAATGGGGCGCGGACGCCGCCTTTATCGACGCCACCGGCGGCTTTGGCTCCGGCTGGGAAGATCAGCTTCGCGTGCTCGGCCGCTCGCCTATCGGCGTCCACTTTTCCGGCCAAGCCGCGAACAAGACCAAATTCTTCAACAAACGGTCGGAAATGGCGTTCGAGTTCGTCGACTGGATCAAGCGCGGCGGCGCGCTCCCCGGCGAAAACCAATCGCTCATGGCCGCGCTGACGCAGACGACGTACACTTTTCAGAATGACCGGCTGCTGCTCGAGCCGAAAGAACTGGTGAAGGCCAAGATCGGACACTCGCCCGACGACTTCGATTCCGCCATCCTGACGTTCGCCGAGCCGATCACTATCGCCGCACGGGCGTCCAGGCCACGACAAATGCTTGTGGAATATGATCCCTTCGCCGCTTTGGACAAGTCCAAGGACGATGCATATACTGGTCCCTACTGACGAGGCCCGACATGTCGATCTTCAACCCGAAAGCCCCGCCCGCGCCCGCCCCGCCCCCGGCTCCGCCGACGATGGCGAACGCGGGCGTGCAGGACGCCGCCGCCGCCGCGCGCGCCGCCGCCGCTAGCGCGAGCGGCATGGGGTTCGGCGGCACGCTCAAATCGTCGAGCGCCGGGGCCTCCGCGCCCGCGACCGCGAAATCATTTCTCGGCGACGGGCAGTAAGCCATGAACGACATGACCGGTAATTACGCGGCATATGAGGATATGTCCGTCTCGCTCTTGTCCATGCAGCCGGTCACTCCGCGAAACCAGAAAGCCGTCGATCCCGATTGGGGCGCGACCTACGATCATTCCGAAAGCCGCCTTCAATCCTTGCGCGCCTGGCGTTGGTCGGCGTGGGCCTATTGGGAGGTGCTCGCGCGCTATTTTCTGCCGCGCCGCTACAAATGGGTCATCACCGCCAACCGGATGAACAAAGACCTTCCAGTCAACGACGCCATCAAGGATTCGACCGGGCTGATGGCGGTTCGCACGGCGGCCGGCGGCATGTGGTCCGGCCTCACGTCGCCCTCCCGGCCTTGGTTCAAGCTGGCGAACGCTTTGCCGTGGCTCAATCTCGACGCTGACGCGACGTCGTGGCTCAAGGACACGCAGGACCGCATTTACACGGTGCTGGCGCAGTCGAATTTCTACACGATCATGGCGCAGGCGTTCAAAGACGAGATCGTTTTCGGAACCGCGCCGATTATCTGCTACGAGGACTTTGATCGCGTCGTCAGCTTCTATCTGCCCTGCGCGGGCGAATATTACCTCGACGTCGGCGGCTCCCTCACCAACAACACGCTCTATCGCGAGTTCACCTACAACGTGATCCAGATCGTCGATTTCTTCGGAATCGACAATTGCCCGCAGGAAGTCGCGAACGCCTGGCGCGAGGGTGGCGGCTCGCTGCAACTCGAATTTGTCGTGGCGCACGCCATCGAGCCGAACACGCCGATCCGGGATCGCCGCTCAAAAGACCCAGACCGCATCGTCCGTATTGTCCCCGACCACTTCGCCTATCGCGAGGTCTACTGGCTGCGCGGCTCGAAATCGAAGAAGCCGCTAAGCCGGCGCGGCTTCAACGTGCAGCCGAATTTCACGCTGATGTGGTCTCAGGTGTCGAACGACCCCTACGGCCACGGCCCCTGCGAGGACTGCCTTGGCGATTCCAAGCAGGTGCAGTTGGAGACGATGCGCAAGGCCGAATATATCGGCAAAGGCGTCCGTCCGCCGATGGGCGCGTCGCCCGAACTGAAATCCGAGCCCGCCTCGATCATCGAAGGCAACATCACCTATTTCAACACCGACGGAGGGAAGAAAGGCTTTTTCCCGCTGTTCGAGCCTAATCCGCAATGGCTCCCCGCGATCACCGCCGACATCGCGCAAGTCAACGCTCGCGTCGAGAAATGCCTTTACGTCGACCTGTTCATGGCTATCACCAAGATGGAGGGCGTGCAGCCGCGCAACGAACTTGAACTGTCGAAGCGAGACCTCGAACGCTTGCAGGAACTCGGCCCGGTCATCACGCTCGCCGAACAGGCGCTCGAAGTGATGCTCCAGCGCGTCATGAACATCATGTCTCGCCGCAAGATGCTCAAGCCGCCGCCGCCGTCTTTGCATGGCGTGCCTCTAAAGATCGGCTTCACGTCGATCATGCGGCTGGCGCAACGCAGCGCCGAGTCGGTCAGCATGAAAGACGTTTTCCAGACGGCCGGCGCGCTCTCGTCGGCGGCGAAGGCGGCCGGCGTCCCCGATCCCATCCGCATCATCAATCTCGACAAGGCGCTCCGCCACTACGGCGACCTCAACGACTTCCCTCCGAATCTGTTTTTCACAGACGGCGAAGTCGTGCAGCACGATCAAATCCGGCACGACGAGATGCAGAAAGCGGCGGCTCCTGGGCAAGCGATGGCGGGCGTGGACGCCGCTAAAACCCTGAGCCAGACGCAACTGCCTGGCGGAAATTCAGCCCTCGGCGCGATGCTGGGCGGGGGCGGCCAATGACAAATATTTCAGGTCTGCGAAATATTCGTTAAGTTCCCACAAACGAATGCCTGGATCGCCAGAATTTAGCATCCGCCATTTCGCCGTCGGAAACGACGTTCGCCATTCGTATCCAGGTGGCGGCGGCAACCCAATAACGGGGTTTCCTATTTCACCCAAACGTGGCGCCACCACCCGCATCAACGCGTCGGCCCGCACAATCGCAGGTGCAGCGATCAGCCCGGTCAAGCAGCGCAGGACGCCTCGGCGGGAGAGGATCATCGCGCGTAACCTTCCATAATCATCGCGCAAGCCTGGTCAATCGTCAGGCTCTCATGAACCCAGAAACGATATATATCCGGCGACGTTTCTTTTTCGCGCATGTAGTGCAGTGTTTCGAGCCGGTATCCCTCGATGAGGATGGGGGGTACATCCTCACCTGGGGCTATCCACGGCCCGCGTTTCGGATTGGAACGGACCTTGATCCACGGGCTGTGGCCGACGCTGGCCTTGATCAATCTCTTATCATGCGATCCCCCAACCGCCGCCGCTTCAACCTCGCTCACTGCTGCGTCGCGGCCTTCGCCGCGTCCTGCAATTCCTCCGCCGCGTGCGCGCCGTTGCGCACATACTCGCCGCACGGAAGGTCGGGGTTCGTCTCGGGATAGCTCGACATGAACATGGTCATCGGCCGCCCTTCCGGCCCCGGCACGAGGCCGCCGATGTTCTGCGGCGGATAGCGCCGGCAGAACAGCTTGCCTTGCAGCTTGAGCCTATATTCGCACGAGCGGCAGGACTTCGCTCCGATCAGACCAGACATTTCAACTCCTATGATTTGGGCCTTGCGCCGGGATTCGCCCATTATTCCGCGTCCGCAATGAGGGGGGCGGGGATGCTGCGATAGAAATTGCAGGCGTCAACGGTCGCCTGCATCCGCCTGCGCATGCCACCCAAAAACCGCTCATCCTCACGTTCCCTTCCGCGCTGGGCGGCGTGTCGTTTGGCCTTTGATATCAGCCGACGTTTAGTCATGACGCCCATCACTCGACCCTCCGGATTTTCTTCGCCGCCCACTCGTCCAGATCGACGCGCCTGTAGCTGACGTGCCGTCGTTTTCGATTCCGGTACACGATGAACGGCGGGCCTCCGCCTGCATTGCCGCTTACCGCCATATTAGCCAACGTCGATGGAGAAGCCGCGCAGCCCATCTTGCGAAGATAAGCGGCGGCTTGCTTCCTGTTGAAAAGATCGTCGTTAGACATTTTGGCGATACTGCATAATCCTCGTGACTACCGGATAGTCACGGTTGTTTCAACAGCCAATTGCTGATTTTCCACACACAAGCCAACCGTCGCTTTGATGAGCGACTTGACGGAAGCTGAAATCTTCGAGTGTATGCGCGAAAACCTCGCGCTCGCGGCGGAGCATTGCGACCATCTCGCCATCGAAAGCTACAACGGCGGCGCATACGAAATGCTCCGCGACGAGCTTGAGAAGATCGAAGGCTGCTGCAAGCAAGCCTCCCAATGGCGCGAGGATATGCGCTGGTGGCCCATCGGCCAACTTATGGGCGAGTGCCACAAGAAGGCCGGCGGCTGGCTGCGCGGCTACAAGATCGACGGCGAAACCGTCCATATCGCGATGGGCGAGAAGAACCTGAATTTCGTCAAGCTGGCCGAGAATCTGCGGGCCGTGATCCGCCTCGTCGATCAGACCCAGCGCGGCAAGACCGGTAAGGCCGGCGCAATCATCCCCGAGCCCGTCAAGCCGTTCATGCGCGATAACCGCAAGTTTGGCTATCGCGCGTCGCTCAGCCCCGGCGGGATCATCCTCCCAGGGGCGAATGCGTGAGCAATGATGAAATTGACCCGCTCGAACCTGACGATGACGACGCCGAGCGCGCGGAGCCGGATCCCGGCTCTCCCGACAGCGCCGCTGACGCGCGACGTCTCAAGCAGCAGGCGCGCCGCGCCGAGCTTGACGACCGCGAGGCCGAAGATTGGTGGCGCGCGACGTTCGCTTCGCCGGTCGGTCGCCGCGAAATGTGGGGACTGCTCAAGTCGGCCGGCATCATGGACGCGCGATTCGGCGCGGGTCCGAATGGCTTTCCCGATCCACACGCGAGTTTCTTCCGCGCTGGCGTCAAGTCGGTTTCCGACCACTTCCTCGACCAATGGACGATCCGCGATTTTGAAGGCGTGCGCCTGATGCGGATTGAACACGATCCCCGCTTCCCGAAGCCGAAGCCTGAGAAGGGCAAACGCTGATGGCCGGCGAAGAACCCATCGTCAATCCCGACGCTCCGGCTCCCGCCGTCGAAGCGCCCGTCGCCGCCCCGGCTGTTGAACCGGTCGCCGCCGCGCCGGAAGCGCCGAAGCATCCCCACGAAATCCCGACGCTGCTTGAGACCTTCAAGGCTCCCGGCGCGGAGCCGGCCAAGGCCGCCGAGAAGGCCGCCGAGTCTCCCGCCGTCGAGACGAAGCCAGCGGACGCCAAACCCGCGGAGGTCAAGCCGGAAACGAAGGTCGAGGCCAAGCCCGACGCCGAGAAGCCCGCGACCGAGGAAAAGGCCGCCGAGGCCGAACCGGAAGCCCCGGTCGAATACAAGTTCGATTTCCCCGATCACGTCAAGCCGCAGGACGAGAAGGTCGCCGCCTTCACCGAGTTCGCGCGCGAGCACAAGCTGACGCCCGAGGCCGCGCAGAAGGCCGTCGGCTATTTCAACGAAGCCGCCACCGCGTTCGTGCAGGAGCAGGCGGCCAAGCAGGTGCAGGTCTGGAACGACACGCGCGCCGGCTGGCGCAAGGAAATCCTCGCCAGCCCCTTTGTCGGCGGCTCCGGCCATGACGCCGCAATGGGCGTCGCCGTTCGCGCGCGCGATCTCGCGACGTCGATTCTGGCCGGCGGCGCGGTCCCTGGGTCGCCAAAATACAACGCCCAAGCCGAGCGCGTTGAGAATTTCGTGCGCATCACCGGGGCCGGAGATCACCCGGTTTTTGTTGAAATACTCCATGCGCTCGGCGGCGTTCTCGACGAGCCCAGGCAACCGAACGTCCCTCCGCAGCCGACCAAGAACAACGGCAAGCGGCCATCCAATTCCCTCTACGCCTCGAAATGATGAATAGGAGCGCTTGAAATGGCGACCGGACAATTCCCAACAATCGTTGACGTCGCCTCCCGCATGGACGTGCAGGGGAACATCCCGCGCGTCGCCGAGATGATGAGCCAGAAGCTCGCCATCTACAAAAATTTCCCGTTCGTGAAAGCGAACGAGCGCAGCGCCCATATGTTCACTTACCGCACGTCGATCCCGACTGGTTCGTGGCGCATGATCAACACCGGCACGCCGTCGAGCAAGAGCACGACCGCGCAGGACCGCGTGTCCATCGGCGAATTGACCGATTATTCGGTCGTCGACCGCACGCTCGCCGAGCGCACCGGCAACACCGAGAAGTTCCGGCGCTCCGAGGATGTCGCGTTCCTCGAAGGCATGGGCCAGACCATCGAGTTCACGATGCTCTACGGCAACACCGCCACCAACCCGGCGGCGTTTCAGGGCCTCTCGACCTTCTACAACTCGGTCAACACAGCCAACACGCAGAACGCGGCCAACGTGTTCGACGGCGGCGGTACTGGATCGTCCAACACGTCGCTCTGGTGGCTCGGCCTCGGGCCGGAGACCATCTTCTGCGTCTACCCGGAAGACTCCCACGCCGGCCTCGACTTCGAGGACAAGTCGGACGTCCGCGCCGCCTACGACTCGCTGGGCAACCAGTACGAGGCGTTCACCGGCTTCTTCCGCCAGCAGATCGGCCTTTGCCCGAAGGACTGGCGCTACGGCGGGCGCATCGCCAACATCGACGTCACCACGGCGGGCCTCGCCGGGCCGAACGCGCTCGACATCTTCGCGACCCTCGCCGAGATGCAGTTCTTCTTCCCATCGCTCACCAGCGACACGTCCGGCATCACCGAGACTGACGACCCCGAGGGCGACCCCGGCGTGCGCCATCGCATCTTCGTCAACCGCACGCTCGGCCACTGGATGCAGGTTCAGGCCATGCGCAACCGCAACGTGCTGATGAGCCCCGACCAGTACGCGGGCGTCGCCGTCATGAAGTGGCGGGATATCCCGATCGACATCTCGGACCAAATTCTCAACACCGAAAGCCGACTGACCTGATCGCGCAGGCGAAGGAGAAATCTCATGGAAATCGACGGCCTTCTTCAATTTGTGCCATTCGGCGCCCCCCTCTCCCTCGCCAACACGGCGGCGGGCGCGGGCGTCGCCTCGAACGTCATCGACCTCACCGGCGCCGGCGTCGGCGTGGCCCCCCCGAACATCATCGGCACGCGATCCGTGTTCGGAACGGACCTCGGCATCGGCCGGCAGAAGACGCAGTTGCTCTGCACCACCGGCACGGCGTTCACGACCGGCTCGTCCGCGACGCTGAATATCCAGTTTCAGGCGGCTGTCGATCAAGGCTCCGGCGGCAATTATCAGCCGGGAACGTGGATCACGCTGGTTGAGAGCGGCTACATGTCGGCGGCCAACCTCGGCGCGTCCAAGACGGTCGCCCGGTTCGACTACCCGCCGTCGTTCCCGTTCGGCACGCTGCCGCGCTATCTGCGGCTGTTGTTCCAGATTTTGACCGGCACGACGTTCACCGCCGGAACCATCGCCTTCGCCATGCCGACCACGGCTCGCGACGACGTGAACTTTGGCGCGAAGAACTTCGCCCTCGCGTAAGGAACGAGTTCATGGGTGAGCCGATCAAGCCGAACCGGGCCGAAAACCCGGTTCCTATTACCGAGACGCCGGAGTTCAAGCACGCGGTCGCCGAGGCCGCGCGCGTCGCCGCTGCCGAAGCCACGGCGGCGGCCATCGCGCACTTCGCGTCGTCCAGGAGCGACGCTGAGCCGACCGGCGACGCGCAGGACTTGCTGCGCGGGCTGGCGCTCGCCATCGCCGAAATGTCGCATCAGGGCGACAAGCGCGACAAGCCCGTCGATCCGAAGGTCATGGCCGAGAGGCGCATGGCGCAGGACCGTATGGATGCGCTGATCCGCGAAGCCGTCGCGCTGCCGAAGGGCGACCCGCGCCGGCCGAAGTGGAAATGCCGCTCCAAGGTTGTGCTGGCCGACCACATCATCGACCCATGGAAGCGCGATCCGGCGACCAAGAAGGCGGTTCCGGTCGAGTTCCGTTGGTGCCTTGAGCCGAATGACGCGATGATCCCGCTCAACGAGATGGCCGAGCGCATCTACGCCGAGTTCCGCGGCTCGCGCGGCAACAAATACGGCAAGGATGGATACGGAAAAAACGAGGTCCGTCGTGAGGCGTGGCTTACCGACGGCGGCCTGTTGATCGAAGGAGCGCCGCCCGCGCGCCGCGAAATCAGGTTCGACGAAACCGTAGCCAACGCGCTCGACATCGAGGCCGACCCGTTCGACCCGAACGCCACGCACGTCCGCGTGCTTGGCACGTCGCACCCGCCCGCGCGCCAATACAACGCCGATAACCCGGTCTGATCGAACATGGGCATCCCCGCCGTCCAGAACATTGACGCCGCAGGCCTCCCGAATGCGGGCGATCAGGCCAGCGTCGTTGTGTCCGGAGTGCTGTCGGCGGTCGGCCCCGGCGATGCGTTCGCGTTTCGCGGCCCGATGAACTGGTCAATCTGGGCTTCGATCGCCAACATAGCGTTCACCACGACGGCGGGCTCGGCGGCGGCCTCCGTGTCGAGCGGAACCGGCCTGGCGATTGGCGGCGCGATCAACTCCAAGAATATCCCCGCCGGCACGACTTGGAAGACCTTCGCCGGAACGTCCGGCACGCTGGCGCTGCCCGCGCTAGCGATCCAAGCGACGAACCTTTCGACCTACGCCGCGTTCGTCACGCTGCCCCCCGGATCGAACGTCGCGCAATTGCTCGGTGCGACCGTCACCGTGCCGTCGACCAACGAGCAAACGACGCTGCCGGCCAATACGACCGTGGTTGCTATCACCCAGCTTGACATCCCGGCGACTTCGACCTCGCCAGGCCAGCCGGGCGTCGTGCAACTTTCCGCCGCGCCGACGGCGGTTCCCCCCGATCCGAATCCGCGCTTCCTGCGGTTCGCGCTGGCCGCCAACGCCGTCTCGGCGGGTGTGGATGCGGCGGCTGTGTTCACCGGAGCCAGCGTCGTGTTCGTCGCGACCGTGCAGATCGAGCGCAGCTTTGACGGCGGCCTGACTTGGATCATTTGTAACCAGGGCGGCGGCGGCGCGCTGGCGCAATACACCGCCGGGACGCCAGTTTCGTTAGTGTTCGGCGAACCGGAAAAGAATGTGCTATATCGCCCGAACTGCATCGCCTACACGTCCGGCGTCATAAATTATCGTGTGAGCCAGACCGGCGGCGCGAACGAATCGCTGGCCATCGGCCCGCTATCAGGAGGCTGACAAATGGCTGCTCCCGTCACTTGGACCACCGGCGTTTTGACCGTCCCCGGCCAGATCGGATATTTCATGTTCGACAACGGCGGCCCGCAGGCTGTCCGCATAAAATATTCCGCCGGATCGTTCGTGGCGAACGGAGCCTCGACCGTCACCATCGCCGACGTCAACGTCACCGCGACGTCGGACATCAACATCACGCTGAAAACCGTCGGCGGCACGGTCGGCGCGGTTCCGGCGATCACGACGATTACGCCCGGCACCGGCTTCACCATCGTAGCCACGGCGAGCGATACGAGCACTTACAACTATTCGATCACGGGCTGAGGAGGCCAGAATGAAGAACTTGCTCAAAGGTTTCGTCATCGGCCTCGCTCTGCTGGGCTTCGCCAACGCTGTCTCGGCGCAGGTCGTTTCGCCGCTTGTGCCGTCCATGCACCAGAACGACACCGTGCAGGTCAACCCCTACGGGGCGCCGTCCGCGCAGAGCCAATTCGCGCCCCCTGGCGCGATTGCGGGCGTCGATCAATATTCCTATCAGGTGCCGCTGACGGCGTTTTCGATCACGGTCCCGGTCTACGTTGCGGAACTCTATCTGAACCCGGCCGGCACGCTCGCGACCGGCACGCTGACTCTGATGGCGGCCCCTTCGGACGGCCAGCGGTTCTGCCTGGAGGACTCGCAGACGCAGACCGCGATCACGATCTCGGCCAACACCGGGCAGACGCTTACGTCCGGGACCTATGGCTTGGCGACGCCGACCGCGCTGGTCGCGAACACGCGCTATTGCTGGCGCTATTTCGGTTCGCAGGCGGCCTGGGTCCGCACGCTGTAATGCCCGCCGTCAGCGAAGCGCAGCGGCGGCTCATGTTCGCCGCCGCGGCAAAAAAGGGGGGCGCGGGCGGCGTCCCTCAAAGCGTCGGCAAAGAGTTCGCGAACGCCGACCCCGGCGGCAAGCTGCCGGAGAAGAAAAAGAGCAAGTCGCTCTACCGCGAGAAATCCTGATGGCGTCCCTCACGGTCGCCGACGCCGCATCAAGGGCTGGACCGATGAGCGAAGCCAAGAAGCCGCCGAAACGCTGGAAGCCAAAGACGGCGCAGGCCCCAGCCGCGTACGAGGCCGCACAGGGCGATGAGAGCGAAAGCCGCGACACTGGCGCGCTCTCGCGTCCTTTCAGTTCAGTGAAGGCCGCCGCTGGCCGTCACAATCTCTATCGGCAAAGGTGAAGATCATGGCACGAGGTTCACTCTACGGCGGCGGCGAGCGCGAAGAAAAGAAGCCCGAAAAGCGCGAGGAAAAGAAGCCTGAGAAAAAGGCCGAGGGCGGCGAAGGCGAAATCGGCGAAATGAAGTCGATGCACGAGCGCCACATCGAGGCGACCAAGCACATGCACGAGCGTCACCGCACGGAGCATCGCGACATGCACGGCAACCACAAGGCCGAGCGTGACCAGATGCACTCGCGGCACGTCAAGGAAATGCAGGACATGCAGGCCGCGCAGCAGGCCGAGATGGCCGGCCCGCAGGAAGGTGCGCCTCCCGAAGGCGGCGCTCCCGGCGGCGCTCCGCCTCCCCCCGGAGGCGCGCCTGGCGCTCCCGGCGGCGCACCGGGGATGTGACGATGGGCAAACTCGTCGATATGGAGATGGACGACGAACGGCAGTTGGATCATCCCATGCCGTTCGATCTGCCGGAGCGCGCCCGTTATCCCTATGGGCTGCGCATTTGCCTGTGCGACGAGGAGCTGACGAAACTCGGCCTCGACGCCGATTGCGACGAGGGCGACTACCTCGACATTCGCGCGTTCGCCACCGTGATCTCTGTCCACAAAGAGAACGGAGCGAACCGCGTCGAGTTGCAGCTCGAGAAGATGTCGGTCGAGAATGAGAGCCACGAATCCCCCGACGACGAAAACGAGGAATCATGACATGCCGCACTTCCAGAACCAGCACGAGGACCGCTCGCCCAAGGGCGTGTTCCTGACCGACGAGCAGTTCAACAAGCTGGTGGAGCTTCTGACGCCCGGTCACGACCTCGCGAAGCTCTATATCGCGCAGATCGCCGCCATGCCGGTTGAGCCCCCGCCCCCGCCGAGCGACGCCGGAACCGAGTAATCAACCTACCTGTTTGGAGACGGCCATGCGATTTCCGCGCCTTTGGGTGTTCTTAGTCGCCCTAGTCGCGGCGTCGCCTGCTCTTGCTCAGTCGTCTCTTTTGCAAGCAGGCCCTGTCACGCCCGGCCATCAGCCGATGTATTCCGGCTCCGGCTCTAGTCAGCCCCTTGTGCAGGACGGCGGCGGTTCCGGCGGCGGCGGTCTCAAGGCGAACCCCGGCGAGATTGGGATAACCTCGCGCAGTCCGACCAATACCTATCCTTCCGCTAATTCCGGCCACGGCCCCAACGGCGAACACGCCTGCCTGTATGACGCCCCTACCAACAATGCGACGGGCTACCACTATTTCTGTATGGACCCAAACGCGGCCGGCGGCGGCCTCATGTCCTATGGAAAGGGCGGCCTCGCGACGGCGCTCCCGTTTACGTTCATCCTCAACGGCGTCCCCTACAGCTTTCCGTTCACCGCCGGCTCCGGCGTGGTCGGGCCGAGCACAACTACGGTAGGCGACCTCGCTGTATGGAATAACACGAGTGGGACGCTTCTCGCGGACGGAGGCCCGCTCGTATTCTCGTCCATTCCCGGCAATCTTCCGTCCACGAAAATGCCCGCGCTGACCGGCGACGTCACGTCCACCGCAGGCACAGTGGCGACGACCATTGCGAGCGGCGCGGTCACGTCAGGCAAGATGGCCAGCGGCGCGGCGGCGGCGAACGTGGGGACGCTGACCGGAGACCTTGCTGGCTCAACTCTTCCGGCGACCACGATCTCGGCCGGCGCTGTGACGGGATCGAAGATTGCCGCCAACACAATTGGCGACGGCAATATCGCCGCCAATGCAATAGCCTACGACAGTCTGGCCCAATCCGCTGGAAACACAGTGGTCGGCAACGCCTCCGGCGTGACGGCGAACAAGGCCGACGTGTCGGTGCCCTCGTGCTCGTCATCTTCCCAGTTACTTCAATGGGTCACAAACGTTGGGTTTCAGTGCGCGAGCATCCCAAACGGCTTTATCACGCCCTGGGCGATCACCGGCGGACTTCCTTCGGGCATGTCGGGGACTAGCACCACCGCCGTCATGACGATCTCCGCTCTCTCGGCGGCGGACCAAAGCAACACCGTTTATATCGGCTGGACCCTCTCGAAGTCGTGGACCGTGACCAACGGCAACGCGATCAACGGCTCGGCCGATGGAACGACGCTGACGGCGTCGGCGACGTATCACATGTACGACTGCCACGGCACATCAGGCGACGGCTCCTACGCCTCGCGCACCGCGCCGGGAACGTTCCTGCCGGCTAACTGCCCATCCGGTTATCAGGCCTACACGCGTCGGATATTCAGCTTCACGACGAGCGGAGCGGGCGCGCCGAATCCATACACCGCCGACGAGGTGGCGGGCGGCTCGGTACAGGCGTGGCTCACGACGCCGGTCCTCGACATCAATGGGTTGACGCCGACGACGACGCGGACGCTGTATGCATTAAGCACGCCGACCGGCGTTAAGAACACCTGGACGGGGCGATTCACGCCGCCCGGAGCGGCGTCGGGGGCGTGTAATCTAGTCTCCCCCGACGAACCGGACCTCGCGCCGTCGCCGACGACCAACGCGGGCGCCGACGTGTCGGCGGGCAGCGTAGAGCTAGCATTTCACATGCCGCTCACCGACGCATCCGCGCATCTCGGCGTCCGATGTGCGACTGCCGGATCGAGCATGAACTTGTCGACGGCGGGTTGGGTCGATTTCCGACGTAGCTGAGGTCAATTGCATTTGGGGATAGCGTGCCCAAGCCAAAGATAGCGGACGCCGCGGCGTTCATCTGACGACCGTTATCCGCGCCTATGGTGGTCACAATGGGAATCACTTCAAACGACGTAGCAAACCAGTCGCTTGCCTTGATTGGCGACAATTTGCCGCCCGTTTTAGGCCAGGCTCCGACGTTCGACTCGTCCGCCGCCGGGCAAGCTCTCTCACGCCTCTACCTGCCATGCTACCAGACCGTCGCCAAGCAGCACGGCTGGGATTTCGCGCGCAGTGTGTTCACGCTGGCGCTGACCGGCAACCCCCCGCCGTTGGGTTGGGCCTACGAATATGTCTATCCGGCCGCCGCCATCGAAGTGATGCAGGTGCAACCGCCCGCGCTCGCCGATCCGAATAACCCGCTGCCGCAGAATTGGTCTATCGGCAACACGACGGTCGCAAGCGTGCAGACCAAGGTGATCTGGTCGAGCCTCGCAGGAGCGCAGGCCATCGTGAACAACGCGCCGAGTGAGGCGACTTGGGATGTTGGGTTCCGGGAGGCGATGGTGCGCCTGCTGGCGTCCGAGGTCGCGATGGCGCTCTACGGGCGCCCTGACACGGCGGAATCTTACTTGAACTCCGGCGGCGCGTTTGAGACAATCGCCGAAGGTAGGATGGGATAATGCCTTCGTCGATTCAGACGCCTGCTGATCTCGTGAACATGAGCCTCGCGCGCATCGGCTATAAAATGCCGATTGGCTCGCTCTATGACGGGTCAGAGGCCGCGCGGGTTAGTTTGCGCATTTACGCGCAGACCCGCGACGAACTCCTCCGCCAAGACGATTTCGATTTCGCCGAGCGATCGATCTCCATGACGCTGCTAAAACAAGCCCCGGACGGCGGCTATATCCCGCCCGCCGTGTGGTCGAACGCCTATCCCGCGCTGCCCTATCTGTTCGAATACGCCTATCCTGCGGATTGTCTCAAAGTGCGCGCGATTAAGCCGCAAGCGATCTTTGTCATGGACTTTGATCCGCAGCCGGTCGTTTACACCACGGCGAACGAC